TGGAGTTCAGACGTGTGCTCTTCCGATCTTTGGCTTGGATAGGTCTCATGATGACGGAGTTCAGCACCTTTGTTGAGCGCGTTGAGCATGTCCCTAGCTGGCGAGACAAGCTCCCTGGGTTACTTAAAGGCGAGAAAACCAAATCAGCCATGAGCGCATAACAATGACAAAGAAGAAGATCAGTCCTGCAAAGGAAGAAGAAATCACCCGCACCCAGTGGGCTCGATACGAGCGCGCGCGGGACAACGGGCACCTCGATTATGTCGAAATGGCGCACAAGTGCGATGAGTACTATCGCGGAGACCAGTGGGACTACGATGATCAGGCGGCTCTAGAGGCCGAAGGTCGTCCCGCACTTACTATTAATACTATTCTGCCGACAGTGAACACCATCTTGGGTGAGCAGTCGACGCGCAGAGCTGACATCCAATTTAAACCGCGACGTGGCGGCGACGAAGATGTAGCTCACACCCTGACCAAGTTGTACATGCAGATATCCGACAATAACAAGTTAGATTGGGTAGAGCAGCAAGTGTTCTCAGACGGCTTGATTATGGACGGTAGAGGGTACTTCGATGTCCGTATGGATTTCAGCGATCACGTTGAAGGCGAAGTACGGATCACGGCCAAAGATCCGCTGGACATACTCATCGACCCAGACGCCAAAGATGCAGACCCTAAAACATGGAACGAAGTGTTCGAGTCTAAGTGGATGACGTTGGATGAGATCGAAGAGCTCTACGGTAAGGACAAAGCCGACCGACTGCTGTTTGTAGCTGAGAACGGTATGTCGTTCGGGCCAGATTCTGTCGAGTACCAAGAGTCGCGGTTCGGCGATACGGAAACAAATGATGACCATTTCGGGGCCGGTGTCCCAGGTGATGAGGAATACCGCAACGTTAAATCGCTCCGCGTCATCGAGCGCCAACACAAGAAGCTCAGTCGCGCCTTTTTCTTCATCGACCGCGAAACAGGTGACCAGCGCCAATGCCCTGACTCGTGGAACGAGGCGAAGAACAAGAAGTTTGCTAAGAAATACGAGATGGAGCTGGTTTCTAGAGTGATACGGCAAGTGCGCTGGACAGTCACCTGTGATCAAGTCGTACTGCACGACTCTTGGTCTCCTTATAACGATTTTACCATCGTTCCTTTCTTCTGCTACTTCCGTCGCGGTAATCCTTTTGGCGCGATCCGAAACCTTCTATCCCCGCAGGAGCAGCTAAACAAAATTGCATCTCAAGAGCTGCATATAGTTAATACCACAGCTAATAGTGGGTGGATGGTTGAGGCCGGATCACTGGTCGGCATGACCGCGGACGACTTAGAAGAGCACGGAGCAGAGACAGGGCTCGTACTTGAATATGCACGCGGTACGAACGCCCCACAGAAGATCCAACCGAACCAGATACCGACCGGCCTTGACCGCATTGCGCAGAAAGCCGCGTTGAACATAAAGACGATATCCGGCGTTAACGATTCGATGCTCGGCACGGACAGTGCTGAAGTATCAGGCGTAGCGATTGCCGCAAAACAGAACCGCGGCGCGATCATGATCCAAGTGCCTTTGGATAACTTGCGCAAGTCTCGACAGTACCTTGCCGAAAAGATTTTAAATCTTATACAGACCTTCTATACAGAGCAGCGCGTTATTCAGGTCACCGACGAAACCGACCCGCTGCAACCTAGAATACCTATGGTAGTCAACCAAGAGACTCCTGAAGGCGACATCATCAACAACCTTACTATTGGGGAGTACGACGTCATTGTTGCGACAGCGCCCGCTAGAGACAGTTTTGATGAGACTCAATTCGCAGAAGCCCTAAGCCTACGTAACGCTGGCGTCGCTATCCCAGACGATGCAGTGATCCAGTATAGCCACCTCGCTAAAAAGGCGGAGCTTGCTAAGCGTATACGCGTCATGACGGGGCAGGAACCGCCTACCGAAGAACAAGTAGAGGCTATGCAGATAAACCAGCAGATCCAGATGCAGCAGCTGCAGCTTGAGCTCGCTAAGTTAGATGCAGAAGTCCGAAAACTACAGTCAGAAGCTGCGCTAAACATGTCCAAAGCGCAAGACCAAGCCGAAGTAGCCCCGCAGGTAAGAATGGCAGAGCTGCAAGCGAAGATAGAAATGAACGAGAAGCAGCTTGAGCTACGCCGAGAGTTATCAGCGGCCTCAAATCAAGCTCGTCAAGGTCAATCTGAAACATCAGCCGCGGTCAAGATGGCTACAACAGCTATGCAAGCCGCAAAAAACACTACCCCACCCCCCCAGGAACGATAGGAGTTCTTAGATGAGTAAGCAAAACGAAGATACGACAGAAGAAGCTACAACTATGTACGAAGTTATGCCTGGGGCTGACACGCCCGAGGCAGATTCGGACGAACTACTTGACCTGAGTTTCCCAGAAGTCGAAGAAGTAGTAGCGGAAGAAAGTTTGGCGCCAGAAAGTGTCGAAGAAGAGGAAGACTTGGTGCCAGAAAGTGTTGAGGAAGAAGTCGAGGAAGAAGTCGAGGAAGAAGCCGAGGAAGAAGTCGCAGAAGTTGAGGAAGAAGTGCCTGTAGCGAAGGGAAAAACCTCGAAAAAGCCGATGGTGCCGAAGGCAAGGCTCGACGAAGTACTCGCAAAACAGAAAGCTCTTCAAAAACAGTTAGACGAAGCCACCGCTGCTAACGTAAAGGCAGAAGATGCACCGGAAACCTACGATTTTGATGCGAAAGAAGTCGAATATCAGACAATGGTTCTTGATGGAGAGTCGGATAAGGCCGTCGCACTCCGCAGAGAGATCAGAAAGGCAGAACGCGCCGACCTAGAGTTCGAAATGCGGCAGGAAATGTCTCAAACGGTCAACCAAGACCGCCAACAGAACGCTCTTCAGCAAGCAGCGACCGCTATGGAGGAAGCGTACCCCGTGTTCGACCGTAACTCTGCCGATTTCAGTGAGGATATAACTAACGAAGTCGTCGAGTTGCGCGATGCATTCATTTTGAAAGGGTACGAAGCTGTCGATGCGCTGTCAAAAGCTGTTCGCTACGTTGTAAAAGACAACGAACTAGATGGCACCGGCCAAGAAGCGCCAAGTTTGGCCGGAAAGGCCCAAAAAACAGACGAACTGGCCAAAAAGCGGGCCACTGTTAGTCGAAAGCTCAAGGCTGCGGATTCTCAACCGCCCGAATTGCCAGGTGAAAGCTCGGCGATGCATGGCGAGAAGACGTCTAACCTGTCCGACATGACTGAAGAGGAGTTTGCGGCGTTGCCGGAAGCAACTTTGAAGCGCATGCGCGGCGATATTCTCTAATGAGGTAATTATGACAGTTAAAAAAGACCCACGATTAGCCCGAGCAGGAGTCTCGGGCTTTAATAAGCCTAAGCGGACGCCTAGCCACGCAAAAAAATCACATGTTGTTGTAGCGAAATCGGGGGATCAGGTAAAAACCATCCGGTTTGGGGAGCAGGGCGCGTCTACTGCGGGGAAACCCAAGGCTGGTGAAGGTGACAGGATGAAGGCGAAGCGCGCGAGCTTTAAAGCGCGGCACGGAAAGAACATTTCTAAAGGGAAAATGTCGGCAGCGTACTGGGCTGACAAAGTAAAGTGGTAAAAAGCCGCAAGATACAGATAGCTGTTGCATTAATATATTAGCTGTACTAATATGCTTTATACGTCTATCAGTACGATAACTGGTCGGCCCGTAGCCGTAAAAAACGTAACCCCTCGCCTGTATAGGCGTTAAACCTGCCGAGGACGCCCCTCGTTAATCAACGCTAAACGTTCTTCTACACGATAGTGGGAAAACGGATTAGCCGCTCCTAAAGTCGGCTGCTTATATTAGTGGCACTAATGCCGCTAGTAATTTATCTTACTTTATATGGAGCCTCTCATGGCCTTAACAAATTTCGGTACGCTTTCGGGCGACCAACTCCAAGCGTGGAGCCGCGACTTCTGGAAAGTAGCTCGTAATCAATCTTTCATCAACCAGTTCGCTGGTAGCGGTTCAAATGCAATGGTTCAGCGTATTACTGAACTGACTAAGAACAACAAAGGTACTAAAGCTAACATTACTTTGCTAGCTGACATGACCGGCGACGGTATCACTGGTGACTTTACTCTGGAAGGCAACGAAGAAGCCTTGCGCGCGTATGACATCAGCATCGAGCTGGATCAGTTGCGTTTCGCAAACCGTATTGCTGGCCGTATGACCGACCAGAAAACTGTTGTTAACTTCCGTGAGCAGTCTCGCGATGCACTTGCTTATGCAATGGCTGACCGTTGTGACCAGCTTGCTTTCTTGACCCTCTCTGGTGTTGCGTACACGACTAAAAACAACGGTGGCTTACGCACTGTAGTTGGCGGCGCTGTAAACGGCCAAGAGCTTGTCGATCTAGAGTTTGCTTCTGACGTATCTGCTCCTACCTCAGCTCGTCACCGTCGCTGGGATGCTACTTCTGGCCTAGTTGCTGGTGATACTACTGCTGTTGCTGCTACCGATAAGATCGGTTATAGCACCATCGTTAACCTGAAAGCCTACGCCAAAGATAACTACATCCGTGGTATTCGCGGTGCAGGTAACCAAGAAACGTTCCACATGTTCGTTACTCCACAGCAAATGGCTAGCCTGAAGTTAGATTCTGACTTCCTTGCTAACGTTCGCAACGCTGGCGTACGCGGTACTGGCAACAGCCTGTTCTCTGGTTCTGCTTCGTTGATGGTTGACGGCGTAATGATCCACGAGTTCCGTCATGTGTTTAACACTTCTGGCGCTACTACTGGTACTTCATCTAACGCTGGCGCTGCTGGCTACAAGTGGGGCGCAGACGCCAATGTTGTTGGCGGACGTGCTTTGTTCTGTGGTGCTCAGGCTCTGGCACTGGCTGACATCGGTCTGCCTGAAATGGTCGAAGATACTTTCGACTACGGTAACCAGTCTGGTATCTCAGTAGGCAAGATCTTCGGTATGCGCAAGCCCAAGTACAACAGTGATATCACTGGTGACGTACAGGACTTCGGCGTTATCTGTTTAGATACTGCACAGTAGGTAAAACGATCGCCTCTCCTCCTTTCGGGGGAGGGGCTTTTTATTTTTTATAGAGATTAATCATGAAGATCATTAGCGAAAAAGATTTACGCGTTAC